TATGTATTTTTCGTCTTCACTACATATTCTCCTTATAGCATAAGCCCACATTAAATCTTTACTGTTAATTGTATTAATCATAGTTTCCACATGATTGGGCTCAAACCAATTATCTTCATCTAAAAATAAAATGTAATCACTATTAACAAGATAAGAGAATGCAGCATAAATTCTATGACCATAAAATCCACCTCCACCAACATTTTCAGGAAGAACAACTAAATTATCATAAACCTTAGTTTCAAATTCAGAAGAAACATCTAATCTACGGACGATATCAAATGTACGCGAAGCGAAATCTTTACCATCGACTACAACTAAAGGGGTAACAGGAATCGTTTGATTAGCGATACTATAGAGGGCATCACGCAGCGTTTCTGATCCTATTGTTGGTATTATTACTATAGGCTCTTTCATACTTTAAATCCTTCAAATGATTTTTTAGATTCTTTATTTTTTGATCCAAAAGAAGGCTGAATGTCTGTAGGCTGGCTTCTACCATTATCAACTAATCCATCCTGAGCTATATCTTCAACATCAAAAATTTTCATATGTGACCTGTCCATGCCCATCACGAAGCGACGATTTAAATTTAGATCACGATATCTATTTTTCAATTGCTTCACCATAATCTGACCTAATTCCTGAAGTTCATCAGAATTTATCAAAGCAATCATGAAATCAGCAATACCAGCAACACCAAAACTTTCTGAAATATCAGTCATATCAACATCACTAGAAGTAGAACCGCCACGGGTTGTCTGAGTTGCAGTAACAACAGGTAAATTAAATTCTTGAGCTAACCCTCTAAGTTCTTGAGCTATTGCCTGGACATATGTATACGAATTTATACCAGAACTCATTTTCATCCTAGATGATGCACAGATATTAAGATAATCAACAAAAATAACATCAGGAACAAAATTCTTCTTTAATCGTAATTCATTCAACAAAGTCCTAAAATGATTAACTGTAGCTACAGCAGTAGGATATTCTTTGATGAACATCTTCCCTACAGTCTTAGATTTCACATAATTAATCTTTTTATCGTATTGTTCTTTTGTCATATTTTTCAAATCATCCATGTAGATGTTCAATAAATTGGCATCAATACGTTTAGCAATTTCCTCTTCTGCCATCTCGCATGTGATGTATAAAACATTCTTACCAGACAATTGAAAACTTGCTGCTAAATCACACATAACTAAAGATTTTCCTGTATGTGGACCTGCTAAAATCACATTCAGAGTTTTTTTAGGTAGTCCACCATTAGTAATCTTATTAAACCAATTTAAAGAAAAAGGAATCCTTTCCTCAGTTCTATGATAATAATCAAATCTAGAATCACTATCATCAAAATATTCATGACCAACACTAGAATCGAACGATACAGATAAAGCATCAGACAACAATTTTGGAATAGATCCTTTAGATAAGTCTTTATGAGTATTTTCTAATATTGTTATAGCTTCAGCTACTGCATTGTATATTGCCTGATCCTGACAGAAACTTTCAGTCTTTTCTACAAGCCATTGCAAATCAACAGTTTCACTAGATGTTTCATGAAATTCATTTAATAAATCTAAGGCATCTTTATATTCTCCATCACTAATCGTCTTTTCTTCTAATTGAACTACCAATGCTTCGTATGTTGGAAGATTTCCATATTTTGTCATAAAAGAAGATATTTCATTGAAAGTGATCTTTTCCGATCTATCACTAAAATATTCTTCTTTTATAAATGGCAAAACTTTTCTGGAGAATTCCTCATTGTACTGGAGATTCTTCAATATAAGTTTATTCAGACTCATCAATACTTCCCTTAAAAATTGATAATAAAATATTTCCAATTTTATCTCTGAATTCGATAGTCTCAAATTCTTCAGGGGTATAATTTTCTCCATTCACAACATTAAAATAAAAACTCAATACAGCAGGAGTTTCATTAGGATCAGCATCTTCTGATGCTTCAGTCATAGTAACATCTGAATAGGTATAAATTACTCCTAAATAATCTTCTGATAATATCTTTACACCATAATCACCATTTACTTCTACAAATTGATAATCTACATCCTCAATATATTTCACCATAACAATTCCTATAATTTACCAATAACCTAACCAAACACCTACGCCATGAACCCAACTTACTGGTATGAATATTGCTCCAGCAATTAAAAATAACCATTCTGAATGTTTAATACATACTATAATATGAGTTAACCAAGATGCTATAGCTAATACTAAGAACACTAAACCAAATAGCCATGCAATATTGTCACAATAAAATCTTTTATTCATCATCAATCTCCACTTCTGCAAATGTTTGTTCTATATCTTCAGATGAAATTAAAGAACTGTTTAATTTAAATTTAGAGGAAACATATTCTTTAAATTTTACATCAGAAAGAATGTCATTCCAAAAATCCTTTGTGTTAGTGTCTTTCAATCTATAATTTTTTTCTACCAATTCTCCTGTAGAACAATCAATTTTAGCATACCATCCATTTTTAGGTTTTATACAATGACCAGATTCTAACGCTAAATCCATTAACCCAGAAAACATCTGAACACCATCTTCGTATGTCACAGTAAACGGTAATTTAGATTTTTCTCTAACAAATCTTGATTTTTCAATATTGATAGTGAAATTATAACCTACCAATTCTGTACCGTCTTTTTCTTGAGACTTTCCAATTATAAATGCTTGATTAGAAGAATATAATAAACCAGACCCGCCAGAGATAATTTGCTTCGGAAACATAGTCATTTCTTGATATGTATGACAAATTGCAATACAAGGTATATCTTTAGCTACTAGTGAAGGAGTTACCATTCTAAACAATCCTTTTATAGATTTAGCTCGTTGCATTTCTGCAACATTTTTTTCATTAATAGCATCTTCCAATTCTTTAAGACTTGCAGTATTACCAATTGAATCAATAATGATAATTACTTTATCTCCTCTATCAAGACTAGCTAATTGTTTCACTATATCAAATTTTAACATTTCTAAATGTTCTATAGGAACATGAACAACTCTTTTAGGATCAATTTGTAAAGATTCTAAATATTCAGGAGTAACCCCACCTTCAGAATCATAAAAAATACAGACTGCATCTTTATATTTGTTTAAAAATGACCGGACACAAATTAAAGCTAAATTTGATTTAAATGTTTTACTTGGGCCAGCTAATATAGTCAATCCAGAGCTGATTCCCCCATCAAGTTCTCCCGAGAATGCTACATTTATTATTGGAACATCAGTAGAAATGACATCTTTTTCTTTAAACATAACAGATTCAGACAGAATACTTGTATGTTTTGTTGGACTCGTTTTTAAAATTTTATCTAATAATTTTGACATACTACAGTTCCTCAAATCAATTTTAATTTACAATTATCTAAATGCCATCTCTTCAAATTTAAAATATCAAAACTCTTATAGTAATGATTATATTCAAATAATTCGGTACGCACACGATCTGGATTAGATGCACACTTTCTTTCATGCTGAACTATCAATCTACTTTCATAATGGAATTTTATCATGAGTTTATATTTTTTAGGAATCCCATCAAAATTACACAATTTCTCTACTATCATTATTTTTCCTTAAAGGTTTATCGTATTTTAAGTCAGAACCAACTCTGACACTGCATATATCAATTAAAAAAATCTTCAATTGAATTTCTTTTTTCGCTACTCCATCCTAAGATATTAAGAATTGCTATAACAGGTTCTAAGAAAGTTTTTTCAAATTGCTTTTCATAATCAACATATTTTTGTATATTGAATTCTTTAGGCAATTCTGTTGGAAACGCTATAACAGTATCATGAATAGGATTAGGAATTTTAAGATAAGTATATTTAATCTTATCTCCTTCTCCGACTATTGGATATAAATTATCAAGCTTCATTTCCTTCAGTTTCTTGTTATATATAATAGACCCTTTTGTATGGATCGGGCATCCAGAAATATATCCTTCATGTGAATCAGAATATTTCTCAATACCATTAACACCTCTAGGAAATGCAATATCTTCTACTGGTAGAGTTTTAAATTCCTCTTCAAAATTTAAAATAAATTCCTGCAATTCATCTTCTCTATTATCTAATATCAATGAAAGACACTTTTTCAATTTCTCACGGACAATCCCTGGTGTTGATGATTTAACAACTTCTAACCCCATAACCTTTAATTTAGGAGAAGCATATCTAACACCTTCATTATCAAGGACATTCAGGAAATATCGCTTCTTAGATACCCAAACACCATTTTTAGAAATACCCTCTTGTTTAAATGATATAGTATTTCGATAAGCATTTGTGTATGATTGAAGATCAATACATTGTTTATTAATTAACGGTGTAATTTTCTGTTTAGCAATTTTATCGATAATAGAAACAAGCTTATCATCATCGACATTAGGATAAAATTTATCTACCATAGGTTTCAATGAGATATAACACGAATCAGTATCAACGTAGAATACCCAATCAACACCATCTATATTAAACAATGCTGATAGATCTTTATTTAACCCTTCACCAACATTTTTAATTATATATTGACCCGTTAAAGTAATTGCTCTAGCATTTTCTAATTCAAAATAACGACAATAAACATTTCCAATGCAACCGTACATCGAATTCATGGCAATCTTAAATGCCATCTGTTCATTATGATATTTTGATATCAGGTTTATTAAAATTTTATATTCATCACTAGAAGTATAATCAGGATAAATAGATTTCTGTTCTTCTAATTTACTTTCAACATCAAGCATACTTCTTTTTGCAGATTTACGCTTTTCCATATAAACATCAATCAACTCTGGAAGAAATCCAATCTTATCCTTAGAATACATAGCACCATTTGCTGCTGTAGCATATTCTGTAGAAAGTTTAAACTCTTTATTCATTAAGCCTTGAATTGTGATTTCAGGATTTATACCAACAAAAGTTTCAGGAGATATATTCCACGCTTGAATTATAGAAGGATACAACGAAGTAGCATCTTCAGATAAAACCCATTCATACATTCCAGGAACAGGTTCTTTTACATATGCACCCTCAAATTGTTGAGCTTTAGATGCTGAAGCTGCTTTAGGAATAACAATATTCTTAGTTTTTAAATGATTATAAATTATAGAATCCCACATACGAATCTGTGAAAATACATCATCATAATTGATCTTTGCTAAATATGACATTGTTAAACAAAGTTCAATCAATTTTAATTTATCATTAAGCTCTAGAACTCTTATAACGTCAACGATATTATAATCCAAAAACTTATCCCAGCTTTCTTGTTTTATTTTTTTATCTAAAGAAATATATTTAGAAATTAATATATTATCTTCACATGATTCATAATTTATCATAATACCTCTATTAAATGCAATTTTACTTATTATATACTAGTATTGTAAAAAGTCAAGCATTTTATAATTATAAATAGTTGTAGATCGCGGAATTGCAGTTCCCATCTACTCTAATCATTCTCACATTTATTTAAGGAAACAAATATGATCAGCACTAATACTTATCCACACCAAAATTCATTAACAAACAAATCTCCTTCTGGGTATTATGTTTATGCATATATACGTTCTAAAGATTCAAATATCGCAAAAGCAGGGACACCCTATTATATAGGAAAAGGTAAAAATGATCGACTATATAAAAAGCATACAACAGTATCAGTTCCAAAGGACAAAAGTTATATAATAGTATTAGAATCAAATCTAACAAACATAGGAGCGTGCGCAATAGAAAGAAGATTGATTCGATGGTTTGGCAAAAAGATGGATAATACTGGAATTTTATTAAATCAGACTGATGGCGGAGAAGGAAATACTTCAAAAAGAATAAGGAAAATATACACCAAAACCTGTCCAACTTGTAACATATTGTTTAATAGATTTAGCGATGGTAAAAATGTTACATATTGTTCAATAAAATGTTCAAATCAATCAAGAAAACCAACCAAGCCACAAGCTCAACTAATAGAAAAAATTTGTACAGAATGTAATTCGACCTATTACACGAAATTAAAAAAGCGGAAATTTTGTAGCAGCAAATGTGCATTATCGTTTAATCATAGATTACCACAAAAACCGCGTACAGAAGAATCAAGACAAAAATTAAAAAATAACCATTGGACAAAAAGGGGATTTGTGCATGGAATGACTGGAAAAACTCACACTAGAGAAACAGTATTAAATATACTCAAAAAACGATCGAAGCCATATATTGCAATTTCTCCATCAGGAACTATATATTCTGATATATGGCTTATTGAAGAATTTGCATCACAATTCGGATTTAATTCAGATATTGTGATGCGATTCGTGAATGCTGGCAAAATACCAAAACCTAAACCAGCATTACTTAAAATGTCAAAACCTCCAAGATTAAATGCTATTGGATGGGAGTTTATCAAATAATCCTCTACGAATAAGTTCCTCTTTAATTTTTGTGCGTTCATATGCAAGAAGACGTAATTCGTCAGATTCATCTTCTTGCATATTGTTAATATCACATTCTCCACTATAAAATTCTTTAAATGTCGAAAATGGATTTTTTAATTTACCAATACCTAATTCAATTTTACAGATATGCTCTAATGAATAACTCTCTTGTTTAGTGTAAGTAAATTTTGTATAAAGGTCTTTAAAGTCTAAACAAGAAATTCCAGCGATATCATAGACAATATCATCTTTGCCAAATTTTCCTTTAATTTTTCTGGATGTTACCATACCCCAAGGGCTTAGTCGTTTAACATGACTATCACCCATGATATTTGATATTCTGTTAATAAGATACGGAATATCAAATCCATTAGAATTAAATCCACAGAGAATATCTACACCAACTCTATTCAAATAATCTATAGTAGAATCTAATAAAGAATATTCATCTTTACAGAGTATAATAGTAGAATTATTAGGATTTTCTCCTGTATATTCTCTAGAAGTAAATGTTACAATCTTTCTTGTAGATTTATCAACAATAGAAATTAAAAGAATTTCTTCAGGAGCAGTATATCTATGAGCAACAGCATTGACATTCTCTGATGCTGTTTCAATATCTAATATTTGGATTGAAATTTTATCAATATCCCAATCGACAACATCTGTAAATTTATCAGAGATATATTGAACATCGAACCCAATATCTCCTAGTATATCAAAATTCTCAACTTCACTATAACGTTTAATAAAATCTCTAGCTTCTCTTATCGAACCTGGTTCAATCTCTTCTACAAATTTACCATCTATAGACTTAAATTTAGATTCTTTATTAGAAGGAACATATAATTTAGGACTGTATGGATATTTAAATTTAACTTGATTCCCATATCCATCAACACCTCTGTAACATGCATTGTCACCAATAATTTTTACATTAGTATAAAACTCACTCATAATATCTCCATAACAAACGCTCATCCCTGAGCAACAAAAATTAAAGCAAGATTTTTGGTTCAGGAGCTATGATATTACCAAAAATTGAATTATATTGATCTAAAAACTGTTCATCTACATCAATGTAAAAAGAGATAAGATTTGAATTAAATCTAACCTTTAGATCTGAATTAGGTTGAGCATATTGCGGGAATGCCGCAAAAGCATATGTTTGTTCTGTAGGGTTTTGTTTTGATGGTACTACCACTAATTGTATTGTATTTTTATACACGGAATTACCTTCAGAATCAATTTCCACAAATTCTCCTATAATATCTTCACCTGAAATTGATCTAAACATTTTTATATTTGACATCTATTTTTCCTATTCATTATTATAAAATATAATTATACTACGAAACTTAAATTTAGTAAAGAATTATTTCCTTTTATCTGAAACTTTTATAACATCAATTCCACATTCTTGTAAGAATTTTATACCAGCATCAGATCTGTATTCATGTTTATAATACACAGTAGAAATGCCAGCACCATAAATAAGCTTTGCACATTCAATACAAGGTACAGTTGTACAGAACATTATAGAACCAACCCCTGATTCATTTGAACTAGCTAACCGTGATATTGAATTTGCTTCTGAATGAATAACATGATCGTATGTTTTCAATCCAGTCCAAAGCCCATTATAATAAGAAGTATATCTAGAACCGTAATATTCGGGATCACTTTTATAAACATCATTAGTTATTTTTACTGGATATTCGCAGTGATTAGATGAACCTGAGATGGTCCCATTGTATCCACAAGAAATTATTCTATTATCTTTTACAATAACAGAACCGACTTTCAGTCGTTGTGCATAAGAGAGTTTTGCCGTAAGTTCAGCAACAGACATATAATAATCTATAAATTTTTGTTTCATAACACACCATAATAAAAAACAGCAAGGTTTTACGCTTGCTGTTTGAGTCAATTAATAAAATTATTCAATCTCAAAAACTTTATATTTTTTATTTTCAGGAATAATATTTTTAAGACTTACTAAAAGAATACCATCAGATAATTTAACACCTGAAACTTCTACGGTATCTGATAACCTAAAGATTCTACTGAAATCTCTCTCAGCAATACCTTTGTACAAATACTGTCCTTCAGGTTTATGAGGACTACTAGAACCAGAAATTGTCAATTTACCAGCATCTAATTCAACTTTGATAGAATCTTTAGAATAACCAGCAACTGCCATTTTTATCTCAAACAATTCATTAGAGTATTGTATCAAATCATATGGAGGAAATCCTACTTTCTGATGCTCTAAATCTTTAACTGCTCTGAACAATTCATCAAACCCAATCAATGCTGAATTGTGAATTTTTCTAAATGTATCAAGTTCTTCTTTCATTTTATTTCTCCTTATATTTAAGCAAGAGTTTTTAATTAACCTAAATTCCCGAAGCAAATTTAGGGTTTGTAGGAACATCCTACAAATTAGGTATTCTGACCAATTTTTAGTTTAGCAGATTTACAAGTTGATATATCATTCTGAGCTAACACAAAAGCTCCTATACCATTAACTTGTTGAAGTACATTATTTATGTCCTGAATAGTAGGACTAATTCCCGATAATAAATGCGAAGCTTTAGATATTGTACCAAATACACCAGCATCTATCATATAAACTTCTTGTTGTGCCTGAAGATAAGCTACTCTCAGAGTTTTTATAGCATCAGCCGTAAATTCACCAACAGGAGCAATACTAGCATTATACCAAGCATTATACGCATCTTGAGCTATTGATTGTTTTAGTCTCTTATCATTATTTAATGCCATCTGATCAAAGGAATTAGCTAAACCATTAGCTAATGATGGAACTAAATTATCTAACTCTGATTGAATTGTTGATATTTCATTCAAGGCAGTCTGAGTAATCATATCAATACCCTGATTTACAGCACCAACGACCTGAGCAGCGGCTGTATCAACAATACCCTCAGCTAAATCCCCAATTTGTACTGATGACATCATCGTCAACATTCTCATTGTTTGTTGAAGTTCTTTT